CTTGTGGATGCTGCTGTGTGATTCCGAACCGGGTGCCGAGGAGTACTGCTGCGCAGCAAGCCGCGACCAAGCTGCGGTGTGTGGCGATCGCGCGCGGCAAATGATTCAGGCGAACGCCACACTTGCAGGCTTGGTGGATGTGTTTCGAAACACGATCACCTACGGGAACAGCAAACTAGAGATTCTGTCCAGCGATTCAGGAACCAAGCATGGCAAGAATCCAAGTTGCATCGTGTTCGATGAGTTGCACACCTACGATGCGAACGGGCGCGACCTGTATGACGCGATGGTGAGCGGACAAGGCGCGCGCAGCCAACCGCTAAACCTATCCATCACCACCGCGGGTTCAGATCGGAACAGTTTGTGCTTTGAGTTGCACCAATACGCAGAGAAAGTGCGCGACGGGTTGGTGCAGGATTCCAAGTTCCTGCCCGTCTTGTTCGGCGCTCCGGTGGACGCGGATTGGACAAGCCCGAAGGTGTGGAAGCAAGCGAACCCCAGCCTGGGCGTGACAATCAGCGAGGAGTTTCTAGCGACCGAGTGCGCGAAGGCAAAGGAACTACCCGCCTACCAAAACACCTTTCGCACCCTGTACCTGAACCAATGGGTGGAGAGCAAGCGCGCGTGGATCGGGTTTGAGACTTGGGCAGCGTGCGCGGCCAAGGGAATTACCGAGGAAGCGTTAGCCGGGCGTGAATGCTGGGCCGGGCTTGACCTGTCCACCACCACCGACCTCACAAGCCTTTCGCTGGTGTTCCCTTCGGATGATGGGTTCATGGATGTGCTGTCCTACTCGTGGTGCCCGGAAGAGGGAATCAAACGCCGTAGCCGGTTGGATCGCGCGCCGTATCAAGTGTGGGCCGATCAAGGGTGGTTGCGGCCCACGCCAGGCTCGGTGGTGGACTATGACCATGTAGCCGAGTTCATCCGGCAACTGTGCAAGCGGTTTGATGTGAAGCGCGTTGCATTCGATCCGTGGGGCGCAACGCAACTAGCAACCGGGCTGTTGCGCGAAGGCGTGCCGATGGTGGAAGTGCGTCAAGGCTTCCGATCACTTTCGGAACCGTCGAAGAAACTGGAAGCCTTGGTGCTATCCAAAAAACTGCGGCATCCTGACAATCCGCTGATAAATTGGGCGGTGAGCAATACGGTCATTGACCAAGATGCTGCCGGGAACATCAAGGCCAGCAAAGAGGCAAGCACCGAGCGCATCGACCCGGTAGCGGCGTTGATCAGCGCGCTTGCGGGTTGGATGTTTCAGGGTGAGGAACACATGGGGCCGAGCGTCTACGAAACCAAGGGAATCGAATGGCTCTAATCGACATGCTCCGCAGGTACTTGGGGCCACAGCCGCCGCGCAGCGAGTACGAGGACAACACACCCATTGGGCAACCTGTTTCGGGTGCGGTGCAGTCCTATGTGTCTTCCTATTCGTTCACCGGGTCGAACATCAACCCGCTTACCGCGATGGAGTCCCCAAGCGTGTACGCGTGCGTGCGCCTGATCGCTTCAAGCATTGCGAAGCTTGAGTGGCAAATCCTGCGCGAGACTCCGGAAGGCAAGGTGGTTGAACCTAACCACCCGCTAGCCAATCTGCTGAATGTGGAGCCGAATGAGGACACCAGCGCGCTGGTGTTCCGTGAAACGCTTCTAACCAATGCGCTGCTGACCGGAAACGGATACGCGTACATCCAGCGCGATGCATCCGGTATGCCCGTTTCGCTTGAACTGCTGCGCCCGGACAATGTGCAGATGATGCGCGACGGTGCGAACCAGCCCTACATTCAGGTTTACACGGGCAACTACACCGGAGGGGATGCCGAGAAAAAGGCACGCCGCTTCCGCCCATACGATGTGTTTCACCTGTGCGGCGCGTCATTCGAAGGGCTGCTGGGCATTGCCCCGATCCACCTGATGCGCGAAACCATCGGGCTGGAACTGATCGTTCAGGAGTTCGTTACCAAGTATTGGGCCAACAATGCCGTGCCTTCGGGCACGCTATCCCTGCCCGGCAAACTGTCCCCCGAAGCATCGCAGCGATTGCGCGAAGCCTGGCAGAAGGCCCACAACGCGCGCAACGCGGGCCGCGTGGCGGTGCTGGAAGATGGGATGAAGTACGAACCGATGGCATCCACGATGAAGGATGCTGACCTGACAGCCATCCGCGAGTTCTGCCGCCAGCAGATCGCGGCGGCGTTCGGCGTTCCTGCGGCGCGCATTGGCTCCACCGAGGCGCAGAGCTACTCAAGCGCCGAGAGCGGTGATGCCCACCTAGTGAAGCACACCCTTTCAAGTTGGGCCACCCGCCTTGAGCAAGAGGCCAGCCGAAAGTTGATCGTGCGCGGTGCGCCATACTGCACACGGATTTCATTTGATTCGATGCTGCGCGCAGAGATGGCGGTCAGGTTCAGCGCCTACAACACGGCGATTATGTCCGGGCTAATGAGCCCGAACGAATGCCGCGCGCGGGAAGGTTTGCCAGCGGTTGCAGGCGGCGAGTCCATCCGCCTGCCACTCAACACGGCCGCGCCGGAGCCCGCCGCGGGTGGCGTGCCCCCGGCCGAGCCTGTGTCCGCACCGGCCGAGGAAGTGCCCGCTAGCGTTGACCTGGCACCCGATGAAGTGCCGGATAGCGTGGATGTTGATCCGGCCGAAGACGAGTCGGGAGACAATGCGAAAAAGTTGATCGCCATCCGCGCGGCGGTGGATGCGGTGCGCCCCGCCATCGAAAACGCGTATGGCCGCCACCTGCATCGGGTTTCCGAATACCTGTTGAAGACGCGCACCCAGGCGAAGCTTGACCGCTGGGCACCGCCCATCGATTGCATCGCGGGTGACCTGCGCGACACCATCACCGGGCTTGGCCGCATGATGGGCGATGAGGGCAAGGCATCCGATGTGCTGAACGCGGCGCTGTTGCGCCACGCTCGCCACCTGCGCGGCGCTGTTGGGAAAATCGCGGCGCTGTCCGACACGGTTGATGGGTGGCGGCCGCTTCCGAGCGTGGCCACTACCGAACTGCTGGAAATGCTTGAGCATGAAATCATGCAAACGCCACTACTGGAGGGAAAGCAATGACCGAAACACGCGCGAGCGGCACCGTCGCACCGTCGAATGATTTGAAGATTCGTGGTTATGCGGTGACATGGGAGCCGTACATTATGGGCCCCGATTCATGGGAGCGCATCGACCGATCCGCATTTGATGCGGCGCTAGAGTCCCCCGAGGATGTGGCGCTACTGTGGAACCACGATACGAGCAAGCCGATGGCCCGCGTGCGCGCTGGGAACCTGCGAATCTTCACCGACGAGGTGGGGCTTGGCTTTGAGGCCACTTTGCCCGATACGGCCGTGAGCCGCGACGCGGTTTCCCTGATCCGTTCCGGAGTGGTGAGCCAATGCAGTTTCGGGTTCCATGTGCGCGGCGAGCGGTACGAAAAGGCACCGGATGGGAAGCCGCTGCGCGTCATCACCGACGCGAACTTGGTGGAAATCAGCGCGGTAACATTCCCTGCGAACCCTTCCACCAGCGTGGAGGCGCGCAACGCGCAGCCCACCGCGCGCAAGCGTTACTACCTGCCACCCGAGATGTAATCGGTTGCAATTCACCTGCGCGCCCTGATAATGGGCGCAACTGAATACGGCCGCGCGCGTCCTAGTGATGCGCCGCCACCTGTAACGGTTTCCGTTCCGCCCTCGTGGCGCAACTAACCACGCGATTTCTCACCGAATCCGCGAGGCTGTGCGCCATGCGCCCCTCGCTTTTTGAGGGTTGAACTATGGGCGAAACCAAGATTGCGCGCGATTCCGAACAGTACAGCGACATCTACCGCACCTTCCTGCGCCGCGGCGCGCGCGGGCTCACCGATGTGGAGGCGCGCGCGCTGACCATCAGCAGCGGCGGAACCGCGCTGGCCCCCACCGCCTGGTCGAAGTACATCGATACGGAGATCGCCGAAGACGCGATCCTGTCGCGCGTTCAGAAGATCGAAACCCCCACCGCTTTCAATCTTCCAATCTACGCAGAGGATTTGACGGTGAACACCAATGTGGCCGAGTCCGGATTGGGTAGCCAGTCTTCCCCCACCTTCGCCAAGCCCGTGCAGGGCACCACCGCTGGCACCAGCGGCACCTACTACACCTTCGCGCAGAAAAAGGTAACAGCGTGGGTGAAGGTTTCCAACGAACTGCTGAACGATTCAAAGGGCGCGCAGGATGTGGAAGAGTTCCTGCGCCGCGCGCTGGTCGATGGGCTGATCGCCGAGGTGGGCCGCCAAATTCTGATCGGCAACGGCACCAGCGAATGCCAGGGCAGCTTCAACAGCGCGAAGGGTTACAGCCGCACGTCATCCACCGGAGTGGCCACCACGAACACTATGAAAGATGTGATTTCGGCGGTGTGGGGTTCGACCAATAGCGCCCTGTCCCCGCTTCCGTATGAATCGTGGATTAACAGCGTGGCCGTGATCAACAGCCGGTTGATGGCATCGTTCGATCCAACTTTCTTCCCGGTGCTGTTCCCCAGCTTCCGCGGAACGATGGTCAATGGAACCACGGTTGAAGGCTTGCCCACCGTCTACCACCGCTTGAGCACAGGTACCCCGGCCACCGGTGACACGCTGGTGCATTTCTTCAACCCTGCCCAGTACCTGCTGGCACATTCGTTCGGCGCGTTCAGCGTCGCGCGGTACAGCGAAGCGGCGGCCGATACGAACGAAACCATTTTCGTGGCTTCGATCCGTTGCGATGGATCGATCACCAACAAGTTTGCTGTTCTGAATGTCAACCGCGCCTAGTGCGCGTTTCAATCTTTGGGCATTCGCACACCGCCGCGAATGTCCCTGCGGGCCGCGTTGGCCCGAGCGACACGCGGCGGGAATCTAGGAAGGAAGAAACGATGCCAGTCCCCAGTTCATA